TGTTGGCCGAGGCCGGGTTCTTCCGCGTGTCGGTCCACATTTCCGGCCCGAGGGAGCGCGCCTTTGACATGGCTCGCTTGACCAACATTCGGCCGAAGCCATTGCCTGCGTACCTCGGGAGGACACAGACGCGGGAAAGATACGCCGGGCCTCTTGCAGCCCAATGGCTCTCGACGCCCACGAAACCGAACGGATCGCCTGCGTGTGTAGCGATGACCCAATCCCCAAGCTCCCATTCGGGCATTAGGTCGCTCGGGAACAGCTTCGCGTGCAGCTTCTCCAGGTCGTCGAGGTCCCCAATTTCAAAGTCGGCAGACCTAACTCTCAAGCCCTCCATTTGCCGTCCCACACTGTCAGGATCGCGCGTTTTCCGTTGGCATACGTGACCACGTGGCTATGCGACCACGACGACGGGCCGGCGTTGTAGCCCTGGTCTAGTGCCCCGGTCACGCCAGCGACGTAGGTGCCATCGTGGATGCAGGCGCTATGCGAATGGCCTATGTTGCTCTTGCGGCCCATCCGAGAGAACGCGGCGGCCGATCCCTTGGCACCGTTGGGTCCTTGGTGCCCGTGCATACCGCACTCGATGCCGCCGTTGGCATCGGGGCAGATGACGAAGCTCTCGTCCTGATGGAGGAACTTTACGGTTCTGCCACGAGTGGCGGCGTAGTCGGGCGCCATGCGGTTGACGGCCCAGGACACCAGATGGAACTTCTTATCGCCCGCAGCGATGGCCTGATAGACCTCAAGCTGGGCGGCCAGGAACAGCAGCGCGTTCTTGGGGTCCTCGCGATAGTCGGCCTCGCGCAGCCAGCGCGTCATGGCGTTGTCGTGGTTGCTGTCGACGACCACGGTCTTGCAGAAGTCACGCCAGCTATCGTGCATGATAAATCGGGCCACGTTCTTGAGTTCGTCGACCCCGCTGTCCTTGCCCGACAGATGAAGCTCGAAGCGGCGATGCGGGTTCTTGCGATCGTGGTGGTTGCTGAAGCGGAAGTCGAATACGTCGTGGTGGAATTGGAACCTTGGCCGCAGCGTGTCGAGGATGCCGTCCTTGCCGAAGCAAGCGGTCAGGCTCGGCGTCTCTTCGCCCGATACGTGGATGTCTCCCCAGTTCACAGCCTCGACCCGGTGGCCTGTCGTGACGTGGCCGCGCCTCGCCCGCACGTCCAGGTCATAGATTGTGCCTTCGCTGTCGGCGTTCAACTGGCGGCACCACCAGGAGCCCTCGCTGTCGACTTCGACCAAGAGCCCGCCGTAGCCGTGGTGGAACTCGGCCTTGAGCCCCGCCTTCTTGGCGATGTAGTTGCGCAGCGTCACGGCGCCAGTCGTGTAGTTGAACTTCGTCGGCTCCGACTTGTGCGAAGCGATGCTCTCCATGGCGATCTTGGCGTGGGGGAAGATGCCCGACTTGCGGCCGGTGTAACTCTCCATCCCCGAGAGCGGACGGATGGCCGTGGGCAGGATGTTCATCTCGCCGCACCATACGAGGCCCGGCGCCACGTTGGCGCCTTCGTCGGAGATGAAGGGCTCGATCCGCTTGTCGTACCATAGGTCCGCCTTGTCGGCAGCCGTTGCGCCCTTGCCGGGCTTGACCGCCTTCGACCCGTAGGCTTCCTTCTTGTAGGTGAAGCGCGAGACGTGGATGCGGGCGCCGTAGTGTTCGGCCAGGGCTACGAGATTGCGCCACGTCCAGTCGTGTAGCTTGGTGTTGGACTGGGCGCAGGTGAAGATGTAGCGGGCGATCTTGCCCTTTGCCGGCAGCCCGAAGTCCACGCGCTCTGGCGCCTTGGCCCGACCCGTGGCGTTCTCCTCTGCCTTGCGCACGGCGCGGATCACCGCGTCCCGAGAGATGCCCAAGGCGTCGGCCGCAGCCTTCTTGGTGCCGTGCAGATCGACCGCCTCCACGATTTCCTGGATGCGCTCGGCGGACAAGGGGGCGTTGCTGTTCATGCGGGCTCCTAGTTGAAAACGTATTTCGTGACGAGGCGCAGGAACTCGCGTGCATCCATCGCGACGATCCAGTCCTTGTTGTTCTTGCGGTGGAACACCACTGCGTCTTCGTCCGGCTTGCGGTCGCGCTTCGCCTGATCCAACGCGGCGAAGATGTCCGTCTGTTTGCCGGTACGCTTGACCTCGATATGGAAACCTTCCATATCGCTGACGACGTCGGGGCTATCCCCGCCGCCCGCAAACTGCTGGCCGCGACGGGCATTGAAACCGAACTCGCGCAGCAGCTCGGCCACCTCGCGCTCGCCAACCTTGCCTTTGGTTTTGGACTTGAGACCCATGGTTCCTCCGTCTGTTTCCTATACTACTTGCGTGTGCCGCCGTTGTCCAACCGAAGTGCTGCGACCGCCCCCGGTACGCGCGTGGGGTAGTCTGCCTCGCCCAGGTAGCCGCCCGTCTGTAGCGCGTCGCCGTCGATCCAGTCCTTGTGCTGGTGCTGCACGAAGGTCCACACGCGATCGAGCCGTTTCCACAACTTGTCGAAGGCCGCGTCCGAGAGGATCGGGTCGTCTTCTATGTAATAGGCATAGCACGCCATCAGCCACCACGGCACCAGCAAGTTCTGGTTCTCTCCGGTCAGGCGATCGCAGAGTTTGTCAAGGATCATTTCCGATACCTATGCCCCTCCCAGCAGTCGACGCCGATAGGCCAGTCTCGGAAGAACCCTTCGCGCTCGCCGAGGATTGCTTCGAACTCCTTCATAGAGCCGTGGCCCAGCGGCGTATCGCAGACGACTTCGTCGTAGACCGACAGCACAATCGGGTAGCCGTGCTTCTCGACGCGCAGCATCGACGGCGTGAGTATCTGCCGAGCCGTGGCCTGGGTCGCGTTCTCCACGAGCTTGCCGCCGTAGGTGCTGACGCGCTTCCACTGCCCGAACTTCTGCGCCATGTAGGTGAGCTGCGGCTGGGGTTCGCAGCGGCACGTTCCGGCAGCGCAGTCTTCCTTGGTGGCGGGGTCGTGCCACTTCGGCATCTTGACGCGCAGCTCGGGCGCCCAGTACCAGATACGCTTGCCGTCGGGCAGACGCATCGAGAGCCATTCGTCGATCACCTTGAAGGACAGCGCTTGGCACTCGACCTCTCGGCCGGCCTCGACAGCCTTGATCGCGGCGCGCTCCATGGCGTACCAGAACTTCACGATCTCCGGGTGTTCCTTGCGCCATGCTTTGCAGATTTCGATGATGCGTTCGTCGGTGTGGCGGCCCGAGCTATCGAAGTTGAGCCACGCATTGAGCGCACCCTGGTAGCCGAAGGCAAGCTCGCCCGTCTTGCCGTCCTGGCGTTCGAGCGGGTGCGTCTTCTTCGTGACCGTGCCGGGCGGCAGGTTATAGATTTTGTCGGCCATGGCCTCGTAGATTTTGACGCCGTCGCGGAACGCCTTGACCTTCCACTCCTCCCCCGCCAAGCACGCCAGCACCACGGCTTCGATGGATACGAAGTCCCCGGCCAGGATGCGGTTGCCTTCCTTTGCCGTAATCCAGTGGCGCGTCGCCCAGGATACTGCCTGCATAGCGTCGCCGTAGAGTGCGTCCAGCCAGCGGGGATCGCGACGCATGATGTTCGCCACCAAGTCTTCGGGCACGCTGTCCTCGCTGCCCCGGTTCATGTTGAGCGGCTGGAAGCCTGTGCCCGTCCAGCGCCCCGTCTGCGCGCCGTGGTATTTGCATTGGAAGCGGGCGACGCAATCTTCCCCCGACTGCATCACCATCTTGTCGAGCTTCTTCGTGCTGGCCTTCGAGATAGACAGGCGGATCGACAGCGCGCGACGGACAGCCCCGGCCGGCACGTTGCCTTCCTCGACCAGCTCCTCCAGGTACTCGGCCTGAAGGTTCTCCAGCGGGAAGCCCTGCACCTCGAACCACGCCAGCACCTTCTCGCGCTGGTTGGGGCCGACGCCCGTCAGCTTGCGGAACTCCGCTTCGAGGTCTTCGGCCCGTCGGTCGACAACCTCGCTCGCCGCCGCGATGCCTTCGTGGTCGAGCTTCAACCCGCGCAGCTCGATCTCCAGGTCGAGGTGGAACAAGGCTAGCTCGTCGTCGGGCAGATCGCCAAGATAGTTCGAGATTGTGCGCTGTTCCTCGACGTCCTGCGTGCAGTACGCGATCCACTTCTTCATGTCCTCGGGCGGGATCACGGTCTTCGCGGTCTTCAAGTGCAACTTCGAATACTTCGTGATAAGCCGCGCACCCTCGGGGTTCTTCCCCGGCAGGCCCAGCACGCGCGCCAGCTTGTCGAGCCCGCCCGGCAGGGCGTAGTAGTGTGCGACCGCCATAGTGTCGCGCCATTGCTCGACCGCGATGTCGGGCCAGCCGTAGCGCTTCACCATGACGTTCTTCCAGATCGAGACTTCGAACGAGCAGTTGTGCGCCTCGACCGGGTGGCCCTCTTCGATGGCATCACGTAATCCCTCGGGCATCCCGCGCCCATGGTCGGGGCGCCAGTAGTCGACGGCGCTGCCGTCGATCGCCCAGCACAGCACGATCACCTCGGTCGTCTCGTGTTCCGAGTACGCCCAGGCGCCGACCTTCTTCAGGTCCGCGTAGCTCTTGGTTTCGAAGTCGAGGTGGATCAAGCGCGGGCCTCGATCAGGCTGACTAGGTTCTCGTAGGCGCGCAGGAAACGCACCTTGGCTTCGGTCGGGCACCAGCCTACGATCTGCACGCCGAGCCCGTTGTCGGGCAATCCCCAGTCGGCCGGAGTGTGCGGCATCATCGCTGCCTTCTCGTCGACTAGGATGCGGGTGTCGTAGAGCTTGACGACGTCGCAGGGTATCAGCGCGAAAGCCCAGCCTTTGACAAGGCCGTCGAACTTCGAAATGATCGCCAGCGCGACGTCGAACTCGATCGCGTCGAAGCCCGGTATCGCCGCCTTGATCGGGCGGGCGATGTCGGGGAGGTAGGCTTCGGCTGCGTCGTGCAGCAGCCCCCACAGTGCCGCGCTCGGGCTCCACCCGTCGCGCAACAAGGCGTTCGAGATATGCACCGAATGCTCCGCCACCGAGTAGAACTTCTGGGTGTGGCCGGAGTAGCGGCACTTCATCGACAGGGCGTGGGCGATGTCGCCGATGTCCACGTCTTCGGCCTTGGGTTCAAGCGGCCAAAACTGGCGGCCCGACACGGTCTGTATCCATGTCATCACTCCATCTCCTTCTCGGGTTCGATCGGTTCACATTCGAATTCGATGCTGCCGCCGCCGTACTGGCGCAGCCGTTCCTCGTAGCCGGCGAGAAGCACGTGGCACTCCGTCGAAGTTTCGTACTCAAACGGGCCTTCAATGCCGCCGCCGACGAGCCACAGAAAGATGAAGACCTTGTTCATTTGGCTTCTTCTGCCTCTTTCACGATCTGGCGCAACTTCGCACGGCAATAGTCGGGGGAGTTTACGGCCGTGAAGTCTCCGTCGAAGTACGGCCGGCACAGGCGGCGCACGATGGCCTCGGCCTCAATAGCCGACAGCCCTATCAGCCCCCCGTAGGACATGATCTTCGATATGCGCTTCAACCGTTCCTCGGCGTTCATGCAGCCCTCCTTGAAAATCGTGGGGGCTTTTCACCCCCTTGGCGCACTCCTGCGCTGGTCAGTCTACCTTAGCCGCGACGGCGACGTTCGCCGCCACCGGCCGCCGCTGCCTTGCCGAGCGGCTTGAACACCGACGACATATCGCGGGCAGCCGCGAAGCGTTCCCCGTCGCGCGACTTCTGGAAGCCCGCGAGGTAGAACTTGGTGGACGGGAGCCCCGTGCCGCCCTTGCCGTCGTCCGTGTATACGCCGATCGTCACGGCGAGGATGCCGTAGCAACCGTTGTAGACGACGCCCTGGTTCTGGATCGTGACCGCTTTGGGCTCTTCGTCGTAGACCGCGATACCGCCAGGACCTTCGACGCCGTCCTTGTTGAACTTGGACGCCGCACGGATGACCCAGTGGTTCTTGTACGCGTCGGCGGGCTTGCCGAGGCGTTCGCGCTTCTTGGCGTACTCGTCGCCGTCGATGATGCCGCAGGCAACGTCGCCGCCATCGACCGTGAACTTCTCGTTGCCCGGCAGACCGGCAGCTTCCGCCGCCGCGTAGAGCTTGTCGATGATGTCGTCGAACGCCTTGTCGTCCTTCGAGATTGCGATCTCGGCTTTGTAGGCCAGTGCCGACTTGTCGTCGAACTGGTCGCGCTCGAACAACGCGTTGTTGATAAGGCGACCTTCCGGCAGCAGAATGATCTCGGCCGGTTCTTTCTTCTTCGTCTCGCGTGCCATTCTCTTCTCTCCTTGGTTGATGGTTACTTGGACTTCTTGATCGGCTTGAACATCGACTTCACGTCTTTGTTTACGGCCGGGCGTGCGTCGTCTTCAGGGACCAAAGTCTCCCCGGCGTCAGGCTTGAAGGCCCAGCGCGCCGTGAAGTCTTTGCCCTTCGGCAGCTTGTCGAACTCGGCGGGAGACTTCAGCTTCGGCTGCGAATATGCGTCATCGCCGAACTCCTTCTTGGCGGCGGCCTCCGCACCTTCTTTGAACTCGCGGTTCGACCGCGCCTTCGACAGCTTCCAGCCGGGGACCTTGTGCCCATTCTGGACGCGAACCGTGGCCGTCTTGAGCGCCGCAGTGCGGACTATCTTGAACACCTCGCCGAGGTCGAGAAAGCGCGCGAGCTGTTCGCCCGTGAGCTTCGGTGCGCCCCCGCCGTCTTTACCGATCGTCTTCATCAGCTCCTCCATTTCGTCCACGTCGGACACGATCTGCGGACAGGCGCCGAAGCGCGCGGGGCAGAAGCGGCAGTGTTCCCCGGACTTGGTATCACGTGATACCAGGGCGCGATCCATTGCCGGCACCAGCTTGTCTTCGAGCCACGCCACCAGCTCGGCCGTGCTGATCGTCCAGCTACGGATCGGGCCGTCGTAGTGGAAGGCCCGAGGCTGCACTATCACAAGTTCGATCTCGTCAACGCTATCCCAGGCGTTCAGGTCTTCGAGGACGCCCGCCGCGTAGTACATGAGTTGCGGGTTTTCGACCGCGTCCACGACGATGCCGGCGCCGTGCTTGTAGTCGACGACGGTGGCCTTGCGGCCGACGATCGCCGTGAAGTCCGACGTCCCGTAGAAATACTTGTGGATCGATGGGCAGTGGAACTTGCGCTCAACCCAGGAGTTGCCCTGGTTGCGGTCGGGAAACTCCGCACCGATAAATGCCACGTACTCGGACACGGCGTCGGCCATCTCCTTGTCGATGAGGTGCTTGCCTTCGGCGCCGTCGATCTTGTCTTCGGCGCCGTCGATCTTGTCTTCGGCGACGTACTGACCGATCAGGCGCCATGGCTCGACGTCCTTTGTCAAGCAGTAGGCAGCCAGCGTGTGCGCCGCCGTACCGAGGGCAGCGTGATCGCTCTCTTCGTCCTGGTGCCCAGCCGACAAGCTCACGCTCGCGGGGCACGCCATCCATCGTTCCGCGCTCGACGCACCGAGCGGGCTGTGGGCCTGGGGTAGTTCGGGCATGTCAATCTCCCTTCCGAGGAAATCTGTGAGGGTTCCAAAGTCCGTGTCACCCACAACGCGCGAAGGTTTACACCGGCCACCTACAAGTCGATGACTTACGTGTTGTCGGCCACCAGCGCTTTGAGGCGCTTCAGGAAGTCGTCGCGATCTTCGGCCTTGAGCTTGTCGATACGCGTCACCGGCTTGCCGTCGGTGCCGTCATACTCGTCCATCAGGTCCAGGATTTTCTCCTGGCCTTCCTTGCCGAGCGCCTTCGTCAGCGCTTCATTGGCCGCCGTCGCCGCCTTCACGAGGTCGGCATCGCTCGGCGTCTTGGGCGCTTCCGGTTCCGCCGCAGCACCGCGACGGCGACGGGGTTCCTCGGCAGGCGCAGCCGCTTCGGGTTCCGGTGCCGAACGACGGCGGCGACCTTCAGAAGGGGATGCCGTCGTGGAGGGCGCAGCATCCGATGCCTCGGCCGTGGCGGGTGCAGCCGGGCTCGTTGCACCGCGTCGGGCACGTTGCGGGGCCGCGACAGGGCTCGTGGCTTCGGCTGCCGCAGACGGAGCAGAGCTGCGGCCACGTCGGCCGGTTGGCGGTGCTTCGGTCGGGGCGGACGGGCCGCCCTGCAACTCCCCCAGCACACGCTGAAGCTCGGCGACGTCGTCGGCTTCGATCTTGTTGCCCGAGGGGAACAAGGCCGAGACGCTGACGAGCTTTCCTTCCGCCGTCACCTCGACGGACAGTTTCTTGACTTCCATGTTTGTCTCCCTTCTCCGTTGCAAACTCAATTGAGACCCGACCATACGCGCCTCAACCTCTGGCGTCAAGCGCCAAATGAATATTTTTGTCTTTCTCGATCACCGTGCCGAGGATGCGCTCGTCGAGGGTGCCCGGCACCACGGGGATATGACCGATGACGTTGTCGAGCTGGCCCAATCGGTGGCAGCGGTCGATCAACTGGTCGTTCTTTCCCGGCACCCAGAACGGTTCGGCCAGCACAACGTCCTTCGCGCGCGTCAAGGTCCAGCCCTCCCCGAGCGGGATCATCTGCCCGAGGATAATCCGCACGCCGTCGTTGTTCTGGAAAGCATCGACCGCGACCTGCTTCTTGGCGTCGGACGTGCGCCCGTCCATGTAGACGAGCCCGTATTTGCCGAGCGCCTCGCGCATCTTGTCCATCACCTGAATATGCCAAGCGCCGACGACAACCTTCTCGACGCCGCTGTCCAGCAGGTCTTCGATATAGGCGATCGTGCCGGGCGCCTTCGCAAGCCCCAGCTCCAGGCGTGCCGTCGAGACTGCGCCGTCTACCGGGATCGCTTTGGCGAAGCCGTCGGGGTCGAGATCGTAAAGCTTCTCGGCCTGCTTCCAGCCGGGGTGGTTGATGGCTCGACGGATGTCCGACGTCACGTCGAGGGGGAACGGATGCCACTGCTTCGGCGGCAGCTCGTGCAGCACTTGGTCTTTCAGGCGACGGACCATCAAGTTCTTGCGCAGGCGATACTGAAGGTCGGCCATGTTCTTCGGCTGGTTCAGCACCGCGTTCGAGAACTTGGTCACGGTCTTGCCCTGCGCCTTGTCGAACACGGTGACGAAGCCCTGGCCTTTGTCGTAGTAGAACTTGCGGAAGTCTTCGAGGCTGGCGTTGTCGATCGCATCCCAGTCGCACAGGCGGATCGCGTTGTAGCACTCGATGGGTTGGTTCGGCAGCAGCGTGCCGGTCAGCAACGTGATGCGGCCGACGACCGACGGCAAGGCATCAGGCGCGCAGATCACGCGCGTCCGCTTGTTGCCCTTGGGGTCCTTGAGCGCGTGAGCCTCGTCGGCCACGAAATGATCCCAGCGCAAATCCATCACCGCTTCGAGGATCGCGGGGTTGCGCAGCAGATCGTAGGAGATGATGACGTAGTCGGCTTCCGAGGAGATGCCGTCGGACGCCTTCATCACGGGGTAGGTCTTCACGTTCTCGGTCGTTGACCACTGCCAGATTTCGCGCTCCCAGTTGAGGCGCAGGCTGGCCGGGCACACGACGAGGGTACGCTTGGCGCCGATAGCGTTCGACAGGAAGATGCCCTGCGCCGTCTTGCCTACCCCCGGCTGGTCGCCAATGATCGCGTTGTTGCGAGCGAGGCAATACTCGACGCCGGCATGTTGATAGCGCTTCGCCGTGCGGTCGGGGGGCACAGGTGCCTCGAAGAACAAAGGCTCGACCGCACGGCTGGCGAGAACAGAAGGATGCTCGTCTTGGATCAATGCTGGGATCACGTAATACCTACTCCCCGTCCTTGATGCCGCGCAGTATCCAACCGAGGATAAAGGCGGCGAGGATGGCCGTCACCAACAAGATGACGGCCAAACCAACGTCGGTCGATTGTACTGCGGTCACTATGCCGCTTTCTTCTTGATGTCGAGGAAGTCGGGGATCGCGGGCATTTCGTTGGCGTCCGCCTTGGCCGTCACGTCGTAGCCCAGGACCTCGGCCAGCCAGCGAAGGAGCTTGACCTTCTCCGACTGCTTGAGGTCGCCGATGCCAGCGATGACCGCGTCGTAGCCCAGCGGCAGCGACACGGTTGCGGTCTTCGCCTGCGCCGGGGGCGTCTTGCGGAATTGATCGAGCGCCTTAGCGTCGCTTTCGGACACGACGGCCATACCCAGGTCTTTCGAGACCTTCTTGACCAGGGCGATCTGGTCCTCGGGTTTCAGCCCCACGACGACGTCGATAGGCTTGGGCGCTTCGAGCTTCGGCACGTTGGCCGCCTGGACCTTCGCCTTCACCTTCTCGCGGTGCTTGGCCTGGGCCTTCTTGGCGCCAGCGCGCAGATCGGCGAGGGCCTTGGCCGGTTCGTCAGCCTTGCCGACCGCCAGCAGCTTGCGCACGTTCTCGAACGATTGGTTTTTGATATGCTCGATGGCCCAGTCCTTGAACTTGATGCCAGCCGCTTCGCACACTTGAGCCGCACGCGCCATTTCGAGCGCCGCCGCGAGGCGATGATCGTCCGCGTCGCCTTCGAGCTTCGCCGCCTTTTCGAGGCGCACGTTGATCGTCTTCGCGATGGGGTCGAGGCGCTTGTTGGCCTCGGTGATGGCGGCAGCCTTCTCGGCAACCTTGTCGACAATGACGACGGCGGTTTCCTTCGACGGCTTCGACGCCTTGGGCGCGGGCTTCGACGCCTTGCTGGCTTTGGTCTTGGTCTTGGTCATATGGGTCTCCCTTCCGAGGATGCCCCGCTAGGGGCGATAAGTGGTGGGCCTTTTCAACTCGTGCCCAGGAGCAATCGAAGACAAGAACTATACTCGCGTCGTTCGAAGAAGTCAAGCACCTTTCCCAAAGACGAGTTGCTCGGGCAGAATTGCACCGCCGATTTTGCAACCGTTCTTGTCGTAGGCGCCGAGCACAACGGCGCCGGGAGCGAGGCCCAAGGCCAAGATTACTTTCTCGACCCGATCGAGCCAGGGCACCTCGGCGCCCCCCGTATCCACCACGAACTTGCGAGCCTTGGCGCCGTCGATCACGCGGAACTCCGCGCCCATATCGCGCAGCGTGGCGACCTCCTGGGTCACGTTGACGGCACCTTGGCAGACATCGACGGGCGCCTGCACGACAAGGGCAGGCGTTGGGGTGCAGGCGACGGCGAACAGTGCGACGAGGACGGCAAGCAAGATGTTTTTCATGGGCTCCTCCCTTTGAAAGTGAAGCAATATGGTATCACGTAATCCCGGTTGCACAAGCTTTGCGTCACCATTGACACAAAGCCTTGCAAATGCTAGCGTCTGGGGCTTTTCTTTAGTGAAGGGGAAAACATGGCGACAATGCTTGAACATGCGCTGGCTTATGCCAAGCGCGGGCTTCCCGTCTTTCCGTGCGACAGCAACAAAGAGCCGATCGGCTCCATCGTACCCAATGGGGTGCTCGACGCGACGACCGACCCAGGCAAAATCGAAAAGTGGTGGGCTCGGTTTCCGAAAGCGAACATCGGCTGCGACCTCTCGGGCGCTGGCCTATGCGTCGTAGACTTCGACCCTGGCTCCGACATGGCCCAGGTCAAACGCGACCTACAGTTGCCGAACACCGAAATGCGACAGCGCACACCGCGAGGTGGTATCCATCTTTTTTATGCAATCGGCGAAGAAGACCGCGTCGCAAACTCCGTCAGCAAGGTGGCGCATAAGACCGACATCCGTGGCCTCAATGGCTACGTGCTGCTGGCTCCGAGCCGCACAGGCGACGGCGTCTACGACTGGGAGGCCGAGGGCCGCGCCACCTTTCGCACCGACGACATGCTGCGCTCCTTCAACGTGGCGCGCGAGAAGCACCAGGACCGCGACAGTTGGCTGATCGAGCCCGACCTCCCGGCCAACGTCGAGGCGGCCACCAAATGGCTTCGCGAAGACGCCAAGGTCGCCGTCCAGGGGCAAGGCGGCGACGCCATAGCCTACGCCACAGCGGCGCACCTGAAGTCCTACGGCATCTCCCAGGAGCTTGCGCGCGACCTCATGTGGGAGCATTGGAACCCGCGCTGCCAGCCGCCTTGGGGTGCGGACGAAGCCGACCATTTCGAAACCAAGATCGACAACGGGTACGCCTACAACACCAGCCCGCCCGGCAACATCACGGCTGCCTACAAAGAGGCGAAGATCAAGGCCATGTTCCGGCCGATCCTGCGCGACGATCTGCCGAGCGGGCGCGAGCTGACGGCGGGCAAGTTTCGCTTCGTTGACCGCGAGGCCCTCGATCATGTGCCGCCTGCGCGCTGGCTTATCCCCGGCGTTCTGCCGCAGGACGCGTTCGCGATCCTCTTCGGTCCCCCCGGCACCTTCAAGTCCTTCATCGCGCTCGACTGGGCGTTGACCGTAGCGACGGGCGGATCGTTCCCCCAGACGCACGCCTTCCGCGTCGAAGACCCTGGTCCGGTCCTCTACATCCTCGGTGAGGGCCGCGCGTCTTTCGTCAAGCGCGTGAAGGCGTGGGAGCAGGCGCATCTGGGCGGGCGCAAAGCCGACCGCTTCATCCTGGCCGATCCTGTGCCGCTCGTGGCCGAGGCGATCGAGGGGTTCATCGACGGCGCCCTGGAGATGCACCCGGAGGGCTACAAGCTCGTCGTCGTGGACACGGTCGCCCGCGCGATGCAAGGGCTCAACGAGAACGCCCAGGAGCACGCGTCGAAGTTCACGGCCATGACGCAGCGGCTCCAGGCCGAGCTCGGCGCCACACTCCTCGCGATCCATCACTCGGGGCAGGGCGACGACACGCGCGCCAAGGGCTCCATGGAATTCCAGGGCGCACCGGATGCGATCTTCGGAGTGCATCGCAAGGGCAAAGAGAAGAGCGTGAGCCTATTCAACACCAAACAGAAGGACGCGCCCGAGTGGGAGAAGCCGATGCGCCTGGAGCTGCGCGCCCAGGGCGAAGCCGAGGACGAAGCCGAGGACGAAGGATCGCTCGCCGTGTTCCCGGCCGCGAAGGCAGACGAGGTGCCGGCAACCGAGAAGGCCGAGGCGCCTCCGAAGGACAAGCGCAAGCGTCCTGCGCTCGATGCGTCGAGCGTGCTGGTGCTCGATGCAGCAGTCGCCAAGGTGCTTGGGGCGAACAAGTTCAAGGACTGGTCGACAAAGGCCCTGGCCGAAGCCGTGGCGATGCTCAAGGAAGTGGACGTGGACAGCCGAACGCTTCAGAACAACTACCTGATCCGCCTGCGCGAGACGACCGGCACAAAGGCGAACGCCATGTATGACGCCGAAAAAGCCAAGTGGCGCTGGGCGAAGGTATAAAAAAAAGCCCCGGAGCGATCCGGGGCTTTTCTCTTGGTATTACGTGATCCTACCACGGTCTTTGAAACGCAATTTGCTGGTGGAGGCGAGCCAACTCGGGCTGCGTGAAAGCGACCCCGAGCGCTTGGTGCGGGATGTTGAGAGGGTTGAAGACCTGCCCACGGGCCGCGCTGTAGACCTTTTCGGCAATCCACCGGAAATCTTCAGTGGGCTCGGCAGGGCCGACGATTTGGCCGTCGTTCAGCACGTACCATTTGCCGTGTTCTATCTTGATGCTCATTCTCTTTCCCTCCTGGTTCAGTTGACGTTCTTGAAGAGCCGCAGGCCGACCGGGTAGCGCTCGCGGTACTGGCGCAGCAACTCTTCGAACGCCGGTTTAAGCGGGTCGATGATCGCGTATTCTTCGTCCGCGCGAATGATGCTCGCCTCTTCACCCGTCGTGTGGTTCTTGATGATGATCTCGACTTTGTGGTAGCTCATTGGTCCCTCCTACTCCAGCTCGGGGTTTTCTTCGCGCAGTGCTTCAATACTGGCGCGAACGTGTTCCGCAACCTCTTCGAGGATTTCGATGGCCTTCTGGGGGCCAACATTTCTCGGGCGGACCGCGTCGTCGATATGGTCGCGGATCGTGTCGAAGATCGTCTTTTCCATGTCTTTCTCCTATGCTCCTTCGTGGTTCACGCGCAGGGTTTGCGCCGTCTTCTCGGGATTGTCGGCCGCCGCGTGTTCGTAGGAACAGTAGGCTGGCACATTGAGCGGGCTCCTAGGGACCATGTCCTTCAGGCAGAAGGCGCACCGCGCGAGGTGCTTCGGGTGGCTCCGCAGCGGGATCACGTTGTTCACCGGGGCACCATGCCGCAGCGGCCGATATTGACGAGTTCCCACGTCCAGTCGATGGGGTTCCCGCCGACCTTCTTTTGAAGCCAGTTCTCGGGCACAAATTGCGTAGGCACAAGCCCCTTGTTGGGGGTCACCTTGTAGAGCTTGCCCCCGACCCAGGCCATGCAAGACGTACCACGGCATTTGCGGTTGACGGTCGGGCAATCGTAGTTGCCCGCGCTCTCTTCGAGAATTTGCGTGTACTTCATTCGCGAACCTCGACGCCGTGTTTGCGCAGGAGCCCGACGACTTCGCGGGTTTCGGACGACTGCACCGGCATGGCGTGCCGCTCTTGCGTCTTCGGGCTGCGCACCGTCTGCGCTTGGCTGCGGCTAAGGCTGCGCAGGATGTCTTCGCCCTTGACGACGTCGTCGAAGCCGTTGCGGATTGCGGTCTCGAACCGATCGACCAGGGCCGAGGGCAAACGCTCCAGCCCCAGGTCCATCAGGATCGAACGCGCCTTGGCTTCGACGTCCCTTGCCTCGACCCAAGTAGGGTTCAGAATGGCAAGATGGCGGCCGAAGGTGTAGGCGATTTCGGCCGCGTTGTATTGCTCCAAAGTGGTCTTCATGCGTTGGGGTCCTTCCGTTTCTTGATGGTGATCTTGACGCGGGCGTAGGGTTTGCTGGGGCGCCATCTCGCCGAAGTTGTGACGTTGTGGCGGATCGCCGACGGCCATCCGGGGACGCACCGGCCGCCCACGTCGCGCAAGTTGACGTAGAAGACGGCGCCGTCGGGCATTGCCCGAAGGAAACTGTCCTCGAAGATAGGGCAGACGAGGGGCTTCAGGTGCTTGAAGTAGGAGTGCATCGACGAAAACATGGTCAGCCCCTCCGATTGAAAGCAACCCAAACGGCGTAGCCCGCTTCGCTCGACGCGAAGACGTTCTTGGCGACGACGTCAGAATGGTCGCAGCGCAGCACCAGGATCGCGATCTTTTCGGCCGCGAGCTGGTGCAGTTTCTTGGCGTTCTTGGGATCGTCGATCTTGACGTAGACGGGCGTCACCCCCGCCGCCGTGGCCTTGACGTGGCCATCGCCGATGTTCGACCGCAGGACGCGGGTCTCGATCGCGAGATATTCCATTGTTCGCTCCCTTCCAAGGATTGAGGGGTAAACCTACGCCTATTGCCGGCAAGTGTCAATCGCCGCGCGTCATCACGAGTTCGCAGGCTTCGTCGGCATCGAAGATCGCCTTGGCGCAAGCCCAGATTTCGCCTTCCTTTGATGCGCCGACGTGGATGTAGTTGCCCCACTTGAGTTGGCGCACGAGGGCTGTGGCCGCCGCTTGATGGCAGTCGAGTTCACTTCTTGCCTCGATAGGTTCGCTGATCGTAACGGCATAGCCGCCCGATGCCGTCGCCTTGTATCGCGTGCCGCGCGTGTTGGTTTGGCCGATGCGGCGGGTTTCGATTGTCTGCATGGTTTACTCCTCCTCCTCTTGCGTTTTATGGCGAAGCCCTGCGGCATGGACAACGGCAACGATCTTGCCTCCCTGCTCACGGAGCGTCACCCAGCCGCGTTTCGACATGAGGGCAACTTCGGCTTCCAGGCCGGTCGTATGGATCACGGCTTCGCCCGGTTTGAACTTTCTGGCGTCATAGTTCGGTGCGTAATACCGCCCCATGGTGTCCTCCTATTTGCCGTAGGTGTTGAGAAGGTAGGCGATGCGCTCGGCGACTTCTTTGTTCGCGCCGCGTGCAATTTGCTTGGGCGACCCTTGCATATCTTTCACGATATACAGGGTTTTGTATCCGCCATGGTGCCATTGCTTATGCACATAGGCGGCGAAACGGGGCTCGGCCAGCGTTGGTGGCTCTTGGGTTTCCATTGTGCCTCCTAGTTGTTGGTCTTGCGTGCGATGTAGTCGTCGGTCGGGCAATTGACCGGCCGTGCCCCTGGCGAGCGCTTCAGCAGCGCCGCGAGTTCTCGATAGTCCTCCGGCACCACGTAGGGCTGGTTGCCTTCGATACGCGACATCAAATCGCAGACGATGCCGAGCGCTGTTCGCAGTTGCGTCATTGTCCTCTCCATTGCGAGCGGGATGCTCGAAAGAGAGCCGGAGTAAACTCCGGCTCTCGCGTCGAAAACCCCCTGCTACTCGTTGCCGATTTCCGCGTCGTAATGGGAACGCGCGCGGGCGATTGCGTCGTCGGCCGATAAGCCGTGAACCTCGCGCAGGTAGTGCAGAAGATTGCAGATTAGATCGGTGGCCGCGTAGTCTTCTCCCGGCTCCTCGTGAACTTCCACCGCGAGCCGAGCTTGCGCGATACGAAGGTTCATAAGGCGGCGGTTTTCCTTGGACAGTTTCAGGGGCCGCGTTTTCTTGCGGTAAGCCTTCATCAAATTGTTCACGACGATACTCATAATCCTTCCCTCCTCTTGCTTGGTGCCCCGGTATTACGTAATACCAAACGCGTTGTCAAGTACTACATCAACAAGTTGAAACAGCTAGGCCAGTCTCTACAATCCAGGGATCGCAAAGTATCACGACCGTATCACGACCGAGAGCGATCGTGATAAGGAACGGCGACCTAGTGTATCACGACGTATCACGACGACTATTGATCGTGATACGATGTTTACTGCATCGGATGCAAAATGTATCACGACCGCACCCGTCGTGATAAGGAATTTGTTCTAGCTTCCCTCAAAAGTATCACGACCACAAAATGGGGGTGCTCTCTATAGAGAGCCCCCTTTTTGGGTGTGAACTTGGGTGCTCGATTTTGCATCTCTTTTGACGTCGCCCAATGGCCTATAACTCGTGGCCTATCCCCGAACGGGGGGACGGGTTCTGTAACGTGTCACGGGCAAGCTTGCGCGATGGTCGCGCGTTTGCGTCATCACGTGTTCCTCGTATTCGATGTCCCATCGATCTCGCGGGCGTCTTGCCTCTTGCTTGCGCATTTCGACATCAACCGGGCTCAATTCGCTCTCGGGATCGTATTTGTAAGTTTTACCCATGGCACTAGTCCTTTTCTGGTTAACGGTGTTCCGTGACTTTCGAAGCGAGGTAGAGCTGGTAACTGTCTCGCTCGATTGCGTAGTAGTCAAGCCCCGCGACGTCGCAAGCTAAGCGGATTTTGGCAATGGCCATAGCCAGATTATCCGCCTTGACGTCGTCGGATAAATCGGCGCGTTTTGCTCCCGCGATACTTCGTGCGCATTGCCCTAAATGCGCGCTATAGAATGCCGTCTTACTCATTGGCTTTTTCCTTTCCTGGTTAGAGCCCTAGTGCGTCGCAATGGGTACGCGACACGACGTATGCAGAACCCTGGTAAGGTCCTGGCGAGTTTTGTGCTACGAATTCGCACCATCCATCCCAAAGCTTTTCAGGTCCCCCTTGCCGCTCGATCGTATCGACGTATCTGGAAAGCATGGCACGTCGTCCTTTGCGCGTTTTCTTGCCCGAGTAGTTAGAGAATGCGCGCAAGCCTATGCCGAACCGTTTCAGGTTATGCGTATCGATGCAGCCTGAATTGCCGTAGACCAATTGCAGCACGAAGCCAGCCTTGACAGGTCCGAAGCCGAAGCAATCGGCAACGGCTTCAAGCATGTCCATATGCTTATCGCGTGCCGTCAATTCAGGATCGGACCATACATGCTCTAGGTACGTGAAAAGCTTTTCACGCTGTTCCCATGCCTCGCGCCAAGCTCGATACTTGAAGCCGAATAGAACACCCATAGCGTCGTCGCCGCCTTGCTCTACCGTCTCAAAATCGCCCGCGACGCGATGCAACGGCATACGGATTGTCAGAATGACAAACTGCATCACGCGCCCAAAGTTATCGGGCGATCGCCTCGCCCATTGGCTAATTTTAGTTTGATGCTCTTTAAACATGGGTCTATTCCGCATTAGAGCGTGCACCATTGCCCGTCTCTACACTGGCACGCCTAGACGACGTGCCAGCCTAGAAACGATCAGCGGCTATTCTTGGGCGTCTTCGGGATCGTGAAAGCACGCGTAGAACACGCCGTTGTCTTCTGTCCAGCCCGATTGCGCCTTTGCGACGTGTTCTTCGCAATCGACGAAGTAACCCAGGAACACGGGCAATGCTTGCGTCATAACATCCCACGTCTTCGGCAAGAAATGCAGAACGGCAGGGCGGTGCGCATCGCGGGAAGCCTTCGGCCCAAGGACCAAGATGCTTTCCTGATTATCGACGAGGCCGGAGGCTAAGACTTTAGTCCAGTCCTCTGCTGCAATGATGTAGCTGGCCTCGACAACAGTTTCGCCCGTGCTTTCCATGGTGTATCCCCCTTGCACGGGTTTAGTGCGAATGCTTTGCAGTAGGTCGGCTTCGCGTGCCGAATTGATAAATGCGGCATCGATTGCGAAGATGACATAAGAGCGCTGGCCGACACCTGCGAGGCTATGATTTTCGTGCGACATGGTTTTATCTCCGTTTTGAAGCGTGCAAGATTGCTCGACTTCGAACTAGAGCCCGCGCGGGGCTCTAATCCGCAACCGATCAAAGAGACGCGTGACTAATCGGTAAATCCGCCCGATACACGTCTACCTCGTGTTGCTTGCGGGCTTTGAACATCGAAGCGGCAAGCGTTTGCGCCTTGTAGGACGTTTCTGCGTATACCTCGATTTTCTTGCCTTTGTAGAAGGCAATGAAGGGGAATTCGCGCGGCTCTTCGTCTGCGAAGAGATTGCTAATTGACGGCATTTTGTGTGCTCCTTAGGCTTTGAGGATGATCGTTGCTGCAATCGCGCCGATTGCAATCAAGGCTATCACTGCCACGACTAGCAAGGCGCCTGTTTCGACGTCTAGGCGATTGCGATTGTGGCGCGATGCTTTGCGCGTTGGTCTATTGTTGCGCATTGCGCGCGCAAACTCGGCATTGGTCTGCCGTATGTAACGTTTGTTTGTCATGTGATTGCCCTTCCAAGCAATGCAGCATCGTTGCTGCTACGTTGTGTAATATGCGCGCGTGCCATTCGTTTGTCAATAGCTTTTCTTTCGATGCGTCGATTTTTCTTTGCCTACGATAGAGCACGCGTTTAGTGCAACGATTGCGCGTGTTATCGCGCGTTATGTTATAACGTATCGCTATCGTATTGTTTAGCGTTGAACGTGTTCAAGGCTTCTAATGCGCATCCAGCGTGCCCAAAATCCGACATTGACGCTAATGCTTCGTTTAAAAACGTATGAGCTATCGCAAACGCTATCCAATGCAGCAATTGCGGCAACGGATGCTATTCGCTGGTATTACGTTATCCCAAGCTATCTATTGAATTCGCACGTTAGCATTGCACACGTATCGATTGCATCTCATGTTGCGCCGATGCCACCATCGGTTCGTTCGTGTACAAACGATCGCTTGATCGCCGGGGGGCCCCAACGCGGTCGGGGGCACTTCGGGGGGCCGGCGGGGCCTCGGGCGCTTACTACCTCCCAGGACCTCGCAAGCCCTCCGCAGAAACCTCTTGAGTACAATCAAAGGGTGTACCCCCGATTTCCGCAGCGCTCAAACGCCATCCCAAAAAATTCGAAGACCCCTGCGCCGGTATTACGTGATCCCAAAATTTGCGCTTGACCGACAAAGCCGTGGCCCGTATTGTACTCTTCGGCCGCGTCGGAGCCCCTTCCCTCCTAGATGCGGCCCCGCTCCCTGGGGGGAGGAGCATTATAAGTTTCCCCCCACCAGTTTCGAGGAGGCCAAGGTGCGTCAGGGTAAAAAGAACAAGCCGATGCGAGAAGTGAGCGAGCGCTATCTGAAGCTCGTCGACGAGTATTTCGCGAACGGGTTCAACAAGCGCCAAGCCATGCGTACCTGCGGGTTCTCCGAAAAGAGCATCGAAGGCTACCAGCACCGCCTCTTCAACCACCCCGACGTTCTCAAGGAAATCGACCGGCGCCGCCAAAGCATGGTGCGCAAGACGGACGTGACCCGCGAGCGCATCATCCAGGAATACGCCAAGATCGCCTTCGCCAACTTCGGCGACCTCTTGGAAATCAACGAAGACGGCACCGCTGTCCTCGATCTGGCCGGCATGAACGACGAGCAGCGCGCGGCGCTCTCGGAATTCCAGGTCGACGAGTACAAGGACGGCAAGGGCGAAGACGCGCGCGAAGTCAAAAAGTACAAGGTCAAATTCCACGACAAGAAGGCAGCACTCGACGCGCTCGCGAAGATCATGGGCTACGCCACGGACAAGGTCGAAGTCTCGGGCGAGCTGTCGCTGATCGACCGCATCCTGGCCGGCCGCAAGCGCGCGGCGCAATCCGACAAAGAGGAGAACAAGTAATGGCTGGCGTAACGCAAGAAGACAAATACGGCAACACCAACCTCGCGGTCTGGAACCTGACAAGCGCCGATCCTGACGGCGACAAGATCACCCGCCCCGGCGCATCCGATCGCGCGGTGCAGGTTGCTGGCACCTTCGGCGGCGCCACCGTCGTCATCCAGGGCTCTCTCAACGACGGGGCGACCTGGGATACGCTGCATGATCCGGGTGGCGTGGCCATCACCTTTACGTCCAAGGGCATCAACGCCATCTCGGAAAACGTCACCAACATCCGAGCGATCCTGTCGCCGGTTGGCTCTGGCGCCAACGTCAACGTATACCTCCTTTCGCGGAGCACCCGATAATGACCGACCTGAACAAAGCCGCTGAAGCGGTCAAAGTCCTCACCCGTCAGATCGAAGCCTTCTCCACCGTGGGCAAGGCGCTCGAAGGTATTGCGTCGCTCGAAGCCGCTGCCGTCCAGGCGAAAGCCACGGCCGACGCCTGCGTGGCCGAGGCCGAGAAGGAACGCGCCAAGCTCGATGCGGTTCGCGCCGAACTGAACGACGCTAAGAACCAAGTTGCGGCTGCGGAAGAAGCGGCTGCCAACGCCGAAGCCGGGGCCAAGCAGGTCAAAGCAAACGCCGAAGCTTACGCCAAGACGGTGATCAAGGAAGCCGACGCGATCTGCGTCGAGAAAATCACCAAGGCCAAGGCCGACGCGGAAGCTGTCGACGTCGCCTCGAAGTCGCTCCTGGCGATCAAGCAGGACGAGGTCAACGCAGCCCAGGCGGAACTCGATCGCATCAACGCAGCCATTGCGGAAGCTCGCGCCAAGCTGGGGGCGTAAGCGATGGCCGACAACGCCCGCGTAAACCCCAATACAGGTGCGAACGCTACCTACGATTTCCGCATGGACGACGTGGGCGGCGTCCTTGTGCCGTACAGCAAGATCGACGTTGGCGAAGACGGCGCCTCGGCTCCGTGGGTCGGCACGACGACGGTGCCGTTCAACGCCGTGGCTGCGCCGCCTGTGCGTCTGGTGGGCCAGGACGTTTGGACGTGCTCGTTTGCATCGGTTGGCGCGGGGCTTCTGACCAGCGACTTTATCACGCCGATCACGGGCACGGGCGTAAGCGCTAGCCAAGCGGCGGGTGCGCTGGCGATCGTCACGGGCACAAGCACGAACGCCGAGTTTCTGACGCGCACCACGCTATCGTGGCGCGGCTCGCTTCGTATGCGCGCGTCGATCGTGGCATCGCAGCGCATTGCCAACCAGAACCTTGCGATCATGCTGGCCGATCTGGTCGGTCAAGGACTGACCTACACGATCAACTCGGCGACAAGCGTAACGGTCACGGTGCCGGGTCACACCTACACGGCGCAGAACGTCGGGCAGTTCATCAACCTTGCAGGCATCACGGGTGCGGCTGGCGTGCCGGGTCGCTACGCCATCGCGTCGGTTGTCGCCAGCACGTCGATCACCTTCACTGTCGCCGGTTGGCCTGCGTCTGGCACGGGCACTCTGACGCTGTTTGGCTGGAACTTCGTGCGCAACCTTGTGACGGGCGCTACGGCCACCAACATCAACTTTACGACCCAGCGCCGGGGTTGGGCTGACGCCGACACGGTGCCGACGACGATCACAACCGCTTCCCCTGGCGTCATCGTCCAGAACGATCTAACGGGCCGCGATGCGTTTTTCTCGAACTCGCTCCGCGCGTCTGTCACGGCGGGCAACTTTGCTTCGCTCGCATCGCGCTACGAGAACTTGCCCGACGACGACGTGCCGCTGTACGTCTGGATTTGGAGCTTCAACGGGACGGTTGCGCCCGCGTCCACGACGACCTGGACGATCGGATTTATCAGCGTCGAGAAGTTCGCGAACACGCCGGTCTATCTGCAAGGCGTCCGGGCGCAGGGTACGCAGAACGCGCTCCCCGTTTCCCAGCAAGGCACGGTCACGGCGACGATCGGGTCGATCACGACCCTATCCCCAGCGATCAACGCCGACACCGCTACCAACCTCGCGGTCGGTGCGACGTTCACCGGCACAAGCCGCGACCAGGGCGCCACGGCAGTCAACCAGCGCGTCGCCGCTACCTTCGTGGCCGACCAAGCGAGCGCGGCAGACGGCGCGCGTATTGAGTTCTCGACCGACAACACGAACTGGCGGCGCGCAGCCCAGGCGACGCTCGTGGCGAACGTGCCCGTTCAACTTAGCGTGTTCCTCGCCACGCGCTACTGGCGCGTTGTGCTGGTCAACGGCGGCGTTGCGCAGACCCAGGTTCTCGTCACCTCCGGCATGTACCGGATTTAGGAGACACCATGCCAGACCCCGAAACCTTCGACCCGAACATAGCGCATATCAAGGACGGCGACACCGTGTTCCAAGTCTTGAACGCTGACGCGACGGACTGGGATGAAGCGGCGACGCGCGCCGACTACGAGGCGTGGAAGGCGACGCAATGAACTCGGCGCTCTACATCTTCTTTTTCTTCGGGAACGTGAGCGGGGGCGAGCCGCCCGTAGTCGCAGGATACGGTATCTACCCGCGCCTTCGACGTCGTCGGCGCGCGTAATGGCTGTGCAGGAAGGGGAGCTTTGGGAGTTTGTGCTGGCAGATAAACTCGGCAGCGGCCAAACGCGCGACACGTACCTGTGCGCCCTTAACAGCGAGACAGTCGTCAAGGTCGAGCGCGAGCTGCCGGCGTTCGACAACTTCACCGAGTTCGACCTTTGGAAGAACATGTCGCACAACTTTGAAGCTCAAGCCAAACGCTGGTTGGTGCCATGCCGTCGACTGTCGCAAGGCGGAAAGTACCTCGTGATGGATCGGTGCTGGCCTATTAAAGATTGGTCGGTGCTTCCAAAGCGTATTCCGGCGTGGCTTAAAGCTGATGCTCACGTCGGCAACTGGGGCGTCGATCGTTCTGGGCGAGCGGTGTGCCTCGACTACGCTAACCACTACATATTTCGTCTGATGAAGGCCAACGCCTGGAAGCTGGAGCCCGTCAAATGGCGAGCGTGAAACAATCCGCCGACGCGCAGCTAGCCGACACGATCGCGGACTTCTACGCCGACCCGCTCGGCTACGTCATGTTCAATTGGGATTGGAACAACGACACCTCGATCCAGCTCGTGAAGCTGGCCGAGCCGTGGAAGTCCCGCTACGGCTGCGAATACGGCCCCGACGTGTGGGCCTGCGAATTCCTAGACCAGCTCGGGCGCGACATCAAGGCGCGAGGGTTCAACGGCAAAGACCCCGTCGAGCCGATCATGTACTCAACGGCGTCGGGGCACGGCATCGGCAAGTCCGTCATGGTGGCGTGGCTTATCAAATTCGTCATCGATACGCGGCCGAGCTGCAAAGGCACGGTCACGGCCAACACCGACATCCAGCTTCGCACCAAGACCTGGGCCACGCTCGGGGAGTGGCACGCCAAATCTCTTACGGCGCACTGGGCCGACTACTCGGCCGGCCGAGGGTCAATGGCGCTCAAGAGCAAGTACCTCGGCGGCGTGGTCACGGCGCAGACGTCGCGCGAAGAGAACTCGGAAAGCTTCGCCGGCCAGCATGCTGCGAACTCCACCAGCTTCTACATCTTCGACGAAGCCTCGGGTATCGGCGAGAACATCTTCGAAGTTCGCAAGGGCGGCTTGATGACCGGCGAGCCCATGGTGTTCGACTTCGGCAACCCGACGCGAAACACTGGGGCGTTCTACGAGAACTGCGTCGGCAGCCAGAAGCACCGCTACACGGTTCGGATGATCGACGCGCGCTCCGTCGCCATCACGAACAAAAAAGAACAGCAGAAGATGGTCGACGACTTCGGCATCGACAGCGACATCGTCAAGGTGCGCGTGTTGGGTCAATTTCCGGCGCAGGGTTCGACGCAGTTTATCGGCGGCGATCAGGTGGGAGACGCCATGGTGCGCCCTCTGCCGCCCCTGAACCGCGACCCGATCGTGCTGGGCGTAGACGTGGCCCGCTTCGGCGACGACGACAGCGTGATCTATACGCGCCAGGGCATGGACGCGCGCTCGTGGTTCAGCGAGAAGGATCGCTACAAGGGCATCGACACGGTGCAGCTCACCGGCAAAGTCATCGAGAAAATCCGCTTCTTCCGCAACCTCGGACATCGGGTCGCTATGATCTTCGTCGACGGCGGCGGGATCGGCGGCGGCGTCGTCGACCAGCTTCGCCATCTCGGCTACCCCGTGACCGAAGTCAACTTCGGCGGCAAGCCCACCGACACGAACACCTACCGCTACAAGGTCGACGAGATGTGGGGCAAGGTCCGCGACGCGCTCGGCACGCGCCTGTGTCTGCCGCAGGACCAGGGTGCAGGGTCGCCTGGGCGCGAGCTGAAGGAGCAACTGCTGTCCCGCCAATTCGGGTACACGACCAACGGGCAGAAGATCAACCTGGAGAGCAAAGCCGAACTCAAAGAGCGCGGCTACTCCAGCCCCGACATCGCCGACGGTCTGGCCCTCACGTTTGCGGCCGAAGTGGCGCCGGGCAATGCCAACGATTTCGCGGGCCACAACGTCAACGAAAAGCCCAACATCGACTACAATCCTCTGGAAGGGAGACTGTAATGACCGTCATCGTCGCGACGAACTGGAGCGCCTTGGGCAAGCTCGGGGTGATCGACTACATCCTCAACGACCCCCACCAGTACACGCTGGAAGACATCGAGTGGGCAAAGGAGCATATGGGGATGGACCGGGAGGCGATCCGCTCGCGCTTCGTCACCTTGAAGAAGCTCGCCTATGTCGATGCGGGCATGGTGCTGTCGCCCGTGTATCTCTTCGGCGTCGACCAATTCAACCAAATTCAGACGCTCTCCCACGCCTCGCTCGAACGCAAGAAAATCCACATGACCAAGAGCGTCCTGCGTTTCATGGCGACGGACGAGGGGAAGGAGTTCTTCGCGGGGGCGATCGGCATCGCCGAGCGCAGCGATGCAACTCCCCAACGCTTGGCCTGGATCGCGAAACTCGGGTTTGCAAAGTACGCCGAGAACGACTATGCTGGGCAGACATTCCAGTATTTCCACAAAGGAGCTTGACCAATGTGCTTCTCTGCCCCGTCGATGCCGGCTCCCCCGCCGCCCCCGCCCGCACCGCCGCCGCCCCCGACCGAGGTCGACCCCCAGGTGACGAAGGCGCGTAGCCAGTCGCGCCAGCGCGCCGCCCTTGCGAGCGGTCGCAATTCGACCATCCTGACCGCAGCGCAAGGTCTGACCGGCGACGTCTCGACGAGCGGCAAAACGCTCCTCGGCATGTAGGAGGTATTACGTAATGCCCAGCAAGGAGGTCGAAGACCTGAACAAGCGCTTCGGCGCAGTCATCCAGGAGCGCTCGTCGTTCATCGAGCACTACCGGGAGCTGGCCGAGTTCGTGCAGCCCCGGCGCGGGCGGTTCAATGTCACCGACCGCAATCGCGGCGAGAAGGCGCACCAGAGCATCATCAACTCGCGCGCGTCGTGGGCGCTCAAGGTCGCACGCGCTGGGCTCCTGTCGGGCATCATGTCGCCGGCCACGAAATGGTTTGCGCTCGGGATCGACGACCCGGACTTGGCCGAGTATAAGCCTGTCCAAGAATACCTCTACGAAGTCGAAGGCGTCCTCAATCGCGTGTTCAACTCGTCGAACCTCTACAACATGGCGCCCGTCATGCTTGGCGAGATGGTGCAATTCGGCACCGGCTGCATGTACCAGGAAGACGACTTCGACACCGTGTCGCGCTTCTATGCCCACTCGGTCGGCAGCTACGCGATCGCCCAGAACGGCGAGCTGCGGGTCGATACCGTCTATCGCGAATGGCAGATGACCGTCTTGCAGATGGTCAAGCGCTTCGGGATGAAGAACGTGTCAGCTGGCGTCAAGGCCGCCTACGACAGCGGCAACTACGACGCGTGGCGCACGGTTCGCCACTGCGTCATGCCGAACGAAGACTACAAGCCCGGCCCCGGCCTCGCGAAGAACAAGCGCTTCGCCTCGATCTACTGGGAGCCCTCTGACACCGAAGGCAAGTTCCTGCGCAAGTCGGGCTACGATCGTTTCCCCTACTACGTCCCGCGCTGGGAAGTCACGGCTGAAGACATCTACGGCACCGACTGCCCCGGCATGACGGCGCTTGGCGACGTCAAGGGTTTGCAGGTCGGCGAACGCCGTCTGGCCCAGGCGATCGACAAGCTCGTCCACCCGCCGCTCCAGGGGCCGGCCACGCTCCGCAATACGCCCATCAATCAGTTGCCGGGCGGCGCTACGCTGTTCGACCTCGACGGCAATTCGCAAGGCTTGAAGCCCGTCTACGAAATCCGTCCCGACGTGCAGGCTCTCGGCGCGAACCAAAAGCGCAGCGAGGACCGCATCGATCGGGCATACTATGTCGATCTGTTCCTCGCCATCTCCAACATGGACGGCGTGCAGCCCCGCAACCAGCTCGAACTGACGCAACGCAACCAGGAGCGCCTGCTTCAGCTCGGGCCTCCGCTCACGCAGCTATTTGGCGAGTTCCTGAACCCGCTGATCGACAACACCTACATTCGCCTCACCGAGTTGGATCGGCTCGCGGGCGGCGGTAAAATCTTGCCGTTGCCGCCGAAAGAACTCCAAGGGCGCGAAATCCGTCCCGAGTACATTTCGACCCTGGCCGTTGCCCAGCGCGCTGCTGGCCTTAGCAACATCGAACGCTTGGGTACGTTCGTCGGCGGGCTGATGCAGGCCGGGCTGTCGGACGGCAAAAAGTTCGACGGGGACCAAGCGGTCGACGTCTACGCCGAGCAGCTCCGCACGCCGCCTTCCCTGGTTCGCTCGGACGAGCAGGTCGCTGCGTCGCGCAAGCAGGCCCAGGAAGCCCAGGAACAGGCGGCCATGGTGGAACAGTTGGGCGCCACTGCCGACGCCGCGAAGACGGCGAGCGAGACGCGCACGAGCGACGGCAAGTCGATCCTCGACGGCGTGTCCGAAGGGCTCGCCAAGCAGGGAGCGCGATAAATGCAATACGAGCTGGACGTCCTGCCCGAGGAAACACAAGCGGCGCACGAGCGCAAGACCGCGCGCGAGAAGCTCGAATGGGAACGCTGGATGCGCCGACTGCTGGAGACCTACGAAGGCCGCGCGGTCGTATGGGAGCTGCTGACGGAGAGCCAACTTTTCAACTCGTCGTTTGTCGGCGAGAAACCCCTGACCATGGCCTACGCCGAAGGGCGGAAACACGTTGGGCGTTTCCTCCACAAATGGGTATTGAAATCTATGCCCGATGCCTATAAGGTTATGAGTGACGAGTTCGAGGAGCGGTTGAAAGTTCAGCAAGCCCTCACCAACCAGGAGGAAGAGAAATGACGGAAGGAACCCTTGTGACGGAAGGCGGCGCCGGCGCCGCAGACCCGAAAGCCACCGCTGGCGCTACGCCCGACCCGAAGGCCGCTGACGCGGCTGTCGGTGCGGCAGACCCGAAGACGGTCGAGCAGGCGGCTGCTGCCGCAAAAGACGACAAGGCGGCCAAGGATGGCGAAGCCGACAAGAAGGCTGGACCGCCCGAGAAGTACGAGTTCAAGCTTCCCGACGGCTTCAAGGTCCCCGACGAAGTTCGCGCCGAATACGAAGGCGCGTTCAAGGAACTCGGCCTGACCCAGGAGCAGGCGCAGAAGCTCGTCGATCTTCAGATCAAGCAAGAGCAGAAGTCGGCCGAGCAACTGAAGTCGCAGTGGGAGGCGACGCACAACGAATGGGTCGCAGGGTTCAAAGCCGACAAGGAAATCGGCGGCGACGAAGCGGCGCAGAAGAAAAGCTTGGCTTTCGCCAAAAAGGCCCTGGCCTCCGAATTTGCCACGCCGGGTCTTGCCGAAGCTCTCGAAGTCACGGGCGCCGGCAACCACCCCGAAGTCATCCGTTTGCTGACGCGCCTGGGCAAAGCCGTGTCGGACGACAAATTCGTCGCTGGCACCTCGGCGCCCGGCGCCAAGGGCGGCGTGTCCGCAAAAGACTTTTACAACGCCTCTGGAATGAAGTAGTATCCCGGAACCTGTCAACGAAAAAGGAGTAAGCACAGATGGCCGCATTGAACGTAACCCGTCCGACACTGTTGGACCTTGCGAAGATCACGGACCCCGATGGTCGCATCGCGAAGGTCGTCGAAATCCTCGCGCAGGAAAACGAAATCTTCGACGACATCGTATTCAAGGAAGGCAACCTGCCGACCGGCCATCTCACCACGATCCGCACGGGCCTCCCGACGGTTACGTGGCGTCGTCTGTACGGCGGCGTCCAGCCGAGCAAGTCGACGACCGTGCAGGTCGAAGACAAGACCGGCATGATCGAGACCTACGCCGAGATCGACTACGCACTGGCCGGCCTCAACGGCAACGACGCCGAATGGCGCTTCTCGGAAGAGAAGTCGTTCATCGAAGCGTTCTCGCAGGAAGCGACCCGCGCGCTGATCTACGAAAGCGAACGCTCGAACCCGGAACGTATCACGGGCCTCGCCCCGCGTTACTCGACGCGTCTGGCGTCCTCGGCCGCTTCGGCCGAAAACGTCATCCATGGCGGCGGCGCAGGCACCGACAACACCTCGATCTGGCTGATCGGCTGGGGCGAAGAGACCATCCACGGCATCGTGCCGAAGGGCTCGACGGCTGGCCTCCAGATCACGGACAAGGGCCGCGTCACGGTCGAAAACATCGACGGTGCCAACGGTCGCGCAGAGATGTACCGGACGCACTACCGCCTCGACCTCGGCCTCACGGTCAAGGACTGGCGCTACGCTGTCCGCATCCCGAACATCGACAAGTCGGACCTGTCGCCGACGGCTTCCACGGGTGCCAACCTCCCCAACCTGATGTTCCAGGCCATGGAGCGCATCCCGTCGTTCGCCAAGTGCAACGCGAAGTTCTACATGTCGCGCAACACGCGCATGATCCTTCGCCAGCAGATCGCGAACGCCGTCACCAACGCGACGCTCGAAGACAAGAACGTCGGCGGTAAGATGGTGTCCGAATTCCAGGGCATCCCGATCGGTCGTGTCGACGCACTGTCGGCTGACGAAGCGCTGGTCCCGAACACCTAACCGGCTGGGGGTCTGCTTAGGCAGGCCCCCGACCCCGGCCTCAAACGAACAGGAGAAAGAGAATGATCCTCGACCAGTACACCGACTTGGCCCGCAACGTGACGCTTCCGACCGCCCTTGGTCGCAACGTCATCGGCGACCAGATTGACCTCGGCAACCTTCGCGGTTCTTCGAACGGTGGCCGCCCGATCGGCAATGGCGAACCCCTGGCTGCCGTCATCACGATCCGCACCACGGCCACCTCGGGCGGCGCTGCAACGGTCGTCTTCGAAGTCGTGTCCGACGACACGGCGGCTCTCGCCACGAACGGCACCTCGACCCTGCACGGTTCGACTGAAGCGATCCCGGTCGCCCAGCTCGTCGCCGGCTTCCGTCGCGTGATCCCGCTCAACCAGGGCGTCGCCTACGAGCGCTTCCTCGGCGTCCTCAACAACGTCGCTACGGCGGTCCTCACGGCCGGCGCTGTCGACGTGTCGATCGTCCCGCTCGCACACGCCCAGAACTGGCAGGCGTTGCCGGCTGCGCAGACCTTCTAAGGGTCGACGCAGAGTACGTGAACCAACCCGGCTCTCCGAAAGGGGGGCCGGGATTTCCTGGAGAGAAGGGAGACCTACCCAATGGCCCAAGTCGTTCTTCGCAATAACTGGTTCGCCCCGGATGGGCGTTTCTACACCTCGTATTTCCCCGGCCCCTCGGAAATCCCGGAGCACTTGCTCCAATTCCTTCCGAAGTCGGCCGTCATCTACTCGGGCTCCCACGTTGCCCCGAGCCCGAACCGCCCGATCATGTCCCACTTGGTACGCACCGAAGAGACCTTCGACGCGGAAGCTTACGCCAAGTCGCTTGGCAAGCCTGCCGAGCCCGTTGTCGTCGAGGCGGCCCCGGCTGTCGACCCGCTCGAAGCCGAGCAGCGTCGCCTGGAAGCTGAAGAAGCTGCGGCAGCGGCGGCAACGTCCGAGACCGCAGTGGCGAAGAAGCGCAAGTAACTCCCGGCTAGAGGGCCTCCAATGCCTTTGTCTTCAGTCCAGATCGCGAATATCGCCTTGTCGAACCTGGGTCGTTCAACGACGATCCAATCTTTCGAGGAGAAGTCCGCCGAGGCCAAGCAGGCTTCGTTGTGGTACGCGCAGACTTTGGACATGGCATTGGAGGCTAACGACTGGCATTTCGCCCGCGCTCGCGCGGCACTCGCCCTGCACAACCAGGACCCGCCGCCCGAGTGGTACTTCCGCTACGTCTACCCCGTGAACTGCATCGCCATGCGTCGGCTGGAGCAGGTATCTCGGGCTGACGACGCCTACCCGTTTACGACCGAGGTCGACGACGTGGGGGACAACAGCATCCTCACCAACGTCGACAACGCTGTCGGCGTCTACACCTTCCGCCAAACGAACCCCGCGCGCTACACGCCGCACTTCGTCGACTTCTTCGCGTACTTGCTCGCGGCCAACATGGCGATCGCCCTGACCGGCAAGCGCTCGATCAAAGACGACAACATCAAGTCCGCAGCCGTGGCCTTCCGCCGTGCCTCGGGCCTCTCCGCTTCCCAGCGGATCGACGAGCCGGAGCGCGACGCCGACACCATTCGGGCTCGCCGGTAACATGGCGAAGAAAATCCAACCGTCTTTTGCGAAGGGCGAAGTCGGCCCTTCGATGTACGCTCGCGTAGACACCGCCGCCTATCAGGTCGGCCTGCGCACGGCGTTCAACGGGTTCATCAAAGCAACAGGCGGCTTCGACAACCGCCCCGGCACGATTTACCTTGGCCCGGTCAAGGACCACTCCTACGCCCCGCGCCTCGTGCCGTTCGAGTTCAAGACGACGGACGCCCACATGCTGGAGTTCGGCAACCTCTACATGCGCGTCATTCGCGGCGACAGCTATGTGACCGAGGCCGCCAAGACGATCGTCAGCATCACCAAAGCCAGTCCGGCCGTTGTCGAGATCACGGCGCACGGGTACACGGCGGGCCAGGACGTCTATATGTCCGTGCCGACAGGCATGACCGAGCTGAATGGCCGCTGGGTTCGCGTCGGCACGACCACCGCCAACACCTTCCAAATCCTCGACCAAGTCGACGGCAGCAACATCAACTCGACGAGCTTCGGCACCTACGTCAGCGGCGGCACTGCGGCGCGCGTCTACGAGATCGTGACGCCCTACGTCACGGCCGATCTCATGGAATTGAACTACGTCCAGTCGGCCGACGTGATGACGATCACCCACCGCAACTACGCGGCGCGCGAGCTGCGACGCGCAGCAATCGCTTCGTGGTCCCTGACGACCATCACCTTCGCCCCCAGCATTGCAGCTCCCACCGGCCTCGGCATCGTCAACAATACCACCGGCAGCGAGACCGTTCGATACGTCGTGACCGCAGAGAACGACGCGGGCGAAGAAAGCCTTGCGTCGGCCGTGGCCACGACGACGACTAGTAACACGACCAACGACAACACGGTCTCTTGGTCGGCGGTCACGGGCGCCGTCAACTACAACGTCTACAAGCTCAAGGGCGTATACGGCTTCATCGGCCGCACGAGCAGCTTGTCGTTCACCGACAAGAACGTCGCGCCGGATACAGGCGACAGCCCCTACGAGGCCCGCGATCCCCTAAGCTCGGCCGGCAACTTCCCAGGAGCGCCGGGCTACTACGAGCAGCGTCGCCTATTTGGCGGCACGTCGAACAACCCCGACACCTCGTACTTCTCGGTTACGGCGGCGGCGAACAACATGTCGATCTCGTATCCCGGCAAGGACGACGATGCGATCACGGCTGCTTTGCCCGCGACCAAGGTCAACGAAATCCGCCACTATGTCCCGCTGAACGATCTGATCGTTCTGACGAGCGGCAGCGAATGGCGCGTCAACTCGGGCCAGGACAGCGCGTTCGCGGCTACCACAGTCAAGCAGAAGCCGCAGACCTTCTGGGGCAGCGCCTTCATCAAGCCCATGGTCGTCGGCAGCACGGTCATCTTCGTCGAGGAGACAAAGGCTCGCGTCCGCACGCTCGGGTTCAACCTCCAGGTCGACGGCTACACGGGCACCGACCTCAACCTCCTGGCCGACCATATCTTCGAGTTCGAGACGATCGAAGACGCCGCCATGGCGAAGGCCCCCGACAACGTCTGCTACTTCGTCCGCACCGACGGGGCTATCGCAGCTCTCACGTTCCAGCAGGAGCAAGAGGTCATCGCTTGGTCGCGGCTCAAGACGCGCGGCTGGTTCGAGCGCGTGGCTACGCTGCGTCGCGCCACCGACGGCATCGACGACCGCACCTACTTTGTCGTGCAGCGCTTCGTCGGCGGCCGATACGTTCGCTACGTCGAGCGTCTGGCCACGCGCCGGTTCAAGGATGTTCGCGACTGCTTCTTCGTCGACTGCGGCTTGTCCTACGACGTGCCGGTCGCCATCGCCTCGATCGCGGCTTCCGACCCGGTCGTGATCGAGACCGAAGTCGCCCACAGCCTCAACAACGGAGACGAGGTCGATCTGTTCGACATCTCGTGGGCGCCGACCTACGACGACTACGGCGACGAGGTGCAGCCCGACGTGCTCAACTCGCGGCGCTTCACGGTCGCCAATGTCACTGCGACGACGTTCGAGCTCTCCGGCTACGATGGCACCGATCTGCCTACCTACGTCGAGGGCGGCACGGTTCGCAAGGCGGTGCAGACTGTCAGTGGGCTGCGGCATCTCGAAGGGCTCAAGGTCGTTGCCCTGGCTGACGGCAACGTCGTGGGCAACCTCACCGTTGCGAACGGGGCTGTGTCCTTCCCGCGCAAGTACAGCCGCGTCCATATCGGCCTGCCGTATATGAGCGAGATGGAGCTCCTCAACATCGAAATCCCCAATTCGCCGACGCTGCAAGGGCGCCTGAAACAGGTGGCGGAAGTTACCGTTCGCTTCAAGCGGTCGCGCGGTCTGCTTGTCCGTCGCGGTAGCCAGTCGAGCGAGGAGTTCGTCGAGATGGCCCAGCGCGAGGACGAGGGCTACGGCGATCCGACAACGCTCCTGACGGGCGACAAGAAGATCGGCCTCAACCCCGCGCGCGACGACAATGGGCGTCTGGTGCTTCGCCAGAAGGACCCACTCCCCATGACGATCCTCGCGGTCATCCCCGACATCGAGATCGAAGACATCACCAATGCCGCATAGGTATGACGTAATCCCAGCCACCATCGAGCACGTCTACGAGCTGGCCGAACTTCTGCGCCCCGAGGACGTCGACGACATCGACAGTTACCGGCCCGACGAAGACGCTTCCGAAGTGCTGGTCGAGTGCTTCGAGGCTTCGACCGACGTTTGGGTCGGCACTATCGACGGACAGCCCGCGTGCCTATTCGGCGCCTTGCAACCCAAGTATTTTGTACCGGTCGCGAACCCCTGGTTTCGTGGGAGCGAGCGACTGCGTGGCCACGAGCTGGCTTTTCTCCGCTTGTCCCGCAAGTACGTCAAGCGGCTGGCGGCGCATTACGGCGAGCTTCGCAATCTGGTTGACGCAAACAACACAAAAGCTATAAACTGGCTGGAATGGTTGGGCTTCGACGTAGAAGAAAGGACCTTCTATTTCCCCGGCAACCCGATCGCGTTTAGGCCCTATAGCTTGAAAGGCGTCAAATGAGCATCGGCGCAGAAACCCTAGCAATCGCGTCTCTTGCCGGCAGCGTCGGCAGCACCGTGATTGGCGTCATGGGCCAGATGCAGCAGGCTGAAGCGACGCAGCGCTCGGCCGCGTATCAGGCGCAAGTCGCCCGCAACAACCAAATCATCGCCGAACGCCGCGCTACGCAGATCGAAGCCGAGGGCAAGATCGCGGCCGACAAGAAGCGCCAGGATGCAGCTCGCCTTGCTGGGCGCCAGCGCGCAGTGCTTGCGGGCAACGGCGTCCTTGTCGACTTCGGGTCGGCACTCGACATTACGAGCGACACCGCCGCGTTCGGCGAGCTGGACGCGCTCAACACGAAATACAACTACGACAACCAAGCGTACAACGCCCGCATTCAAGCTTCGAACTTCGGCAGCGAAGCGGCTCTGGCCGACTACCGTGGCGCCTCCGCTGACCCGTCGCTCGGCATCGCAGGCACGCTCCTCTCCGGTGCCGGCAGCATCGCAGACAAGTGGTACAAGTTTGACAAGGAAGGCGTGTTTAAATAATGGCGATCGTTCCGACCACTGGAGGCGCCACCGTCCAGCCCAACGCGGGCGGTCCCGTCTACCAAAGTGCATCTGGCGCAACGCCGGAGGCTTTCGGCGCTGGAGCTGCGCGTCAGACGATCCAGGCAGCAGACCAGCTCGGCCGTGCAGCCGACCGCATGGGCGCCGTGGCGATCGACATGCAGCAGGAAGAGAACAAGCGCCAAGTCAAGGACGCAGACACCGAGTTCCGCCAGGGCCTATTGTCGCTGCAATACGGCGACGGCACCGAAGAGAACCCCGGATACTTCGGGCTCAAAGGGCAGACCGCTGTCGACAAGTTTTCGGAATACCAGGACCGTATGACGAAGCTCCGCGAGCAGGCGGGGTCGCGGCTTTCGAACGACACGCAGAAGCGCGACTTCGAGACTGTGGCCGGGCAGCACACGCAGGCAACCTCGGAACGGATGTTACGTTATAACACCGAGCAGCGCCGCAGCTCCCAGCTTGCCACGTCCGAAGCTCGCCAAGGAATTGCCGTATCCGAAGCGGCGGCGAACTACAACGACCCGCAGGCGCTCGCGGGCGCCCTGGCGACCGTTCGCGGCGAAGCACTGTCGCAGGCACAGATCAGCGGGGCCGGCCCCGAAGTCACCATGGCGCTCATTCGCAAGGCCGAGACCCAGGTCTTGTCGGCCACGATCCTGACTGCCGTCGAGAAAGACCCGGCGCTTGCCGAGCGACTGCTGCGCGAGAATGCCGGCCGCATGGACCCGGCTGCGGCTCTATCGGTTCGCAAAGTCGTCGACAAACAGTTTTACGAAATCAAGAGCCAAGAGGTGGCCGACTTCTACGGGGCAGAAGTTCGATCGGGCCGCATGACCCCCGACCAAGCTCTCGAAGCTATCCGCAAGGAATACTCCGGGGACATGGAGACGGCGGCGGTCAAAGAGCTTACGGGGCGCATCCGGGACACTATGTCCTTCGAAGCCAACCAGCGCGCCCGCGAGGCTGCCGAACGCGCCCGCGCCAACGAGCGCGAGGCCGACCAGCGTCGTGCGGCGGCAGACGTCCGCCGAGCCGAGAACGATCGCATCGCGTCAGAAGCCCGCACTCTCGCCGAGGGTCGCCGCCTCCTCGCGGACTTGCGCCGGGAAGGCAAAGACGAAGAGGCCGTTCGCCGCCAGGAAGCTGCGCTCGCGCGCCAAGAGAGCGCCCTGGCCGAGCGCCGCCAGCGTTTGCTGCGCACCGAGGCCGACGCAGCCCGCAAGTCGCAGACCACTGAAGACGTCAACGCTGTGGCCCAAACCATCACCGACATGGGTGGCAACCTGGAGGAGCGCGTCGGAAAAGTTCGCGATACGCTGACAGGGGAACTCCGCACGCGCGCAGAAACCCTCGTCGTGCAGATGTACGCCCGCGACCAGAAGATCGCCCAGGAAGCCCGTGCCGAACGCATCAACGGATTGAGCGACGCCATTCGCGGCGGTCGCAAATTCGATGACTTGTCGGCCCAGGAACGCTCGGGCCTCACCGCCTCCGAGGAACGCAACCTTCGCGAGATCAGCCGCCGCACGCAGCTCGGCATCCCCAACGAAAGCGAACCAGGGTTGATCGGAGAAATCTTCTCCATGATCGAAGGCAAGCGCGTAGACGAGTTCTTGGCCATGTCCCCGGACGATGTCCGCACGCGGCTCTCCGACGACGACTACAAGCGCTACTATTCGCTTCGGTTGTCCGCCGCCCAAGGTCGCATGGACCCAAACGTGTCGGCCGACGCGGCGTTCGTCTTTGGGCGCCTTCGCGGCTACTCGCAATTCCAGAGCGCCAGCAAAAAAGACGACGTCAATCGCCTCGCCGAAGTTATCTTGTCGGAAGTCAATTCCCTGCGCGCCGAGAAGCGCGGGGGCCGCATCACCGACGCCGAGCGCCTGGAGATCGTCAACCAAGCCGTGGCGGCATATATTACCGACAAGCCCGGTACTGTCTACGGCCGCAATGTGTCCGAGAACGCCCCCGCTGTCGCCGACGCTCAAGCCCGTGGCCCGCGTCTTGCGACCGCACGCGCTGCGGCCACGCTTGGCATTGCCCCGGACCCTAAGACCCTCGACGCGATCCGTACCGTCAGCATCCCGACCGAGGAGCGCCCGCAGCTTATCGCAGCTTGGCGTCGGTCTTTCGGCACGGCACAGACCCCTAGCGAAGCCCAGCTCAAGGCGCTATACTGGAAGGCTAATAACTCACAGTAGCGAAGGGGCGAAGCATGGCTGGTTCGATCTACGACAAAGCGCTTGAGGGTGTTGACGCTGCAAACGTGACGCCTGGGGGCGTTCCGGGCGGCGACAAATACCTCCGCGCGCTTGAAGGCGTAGCAGCCGAACCCCGTCAGCGAGCCGCCACCAACGCCCGCGTCCTGTCGGGCACCAGCACGTCGCAGGCCGCCTCCGACCGCAAGCTCGCCGCCGAAGTCGGCGCACCCGAAGAAGTCGTGGCCTCCGACCGCGAGAACTTCCAAGCCGTCGCTACCGAGCGCCGCGTCAACGCTGCACTCCAGGACGCGCCCAACACCGCCGCATGGATGGCGATTGCCACCAACGCCAAGATCGCCCACGACAGCGTCGAGCAGCTTTCGTTTGTCGAGCGCCAAGCTCGCGCGTTCCAGCGCGGCAACGTGGTGCAGGACCAGGGTCGCGCGGGCTTCAACCTCCTCGTCGCCCCCGGCTCGGAGGGCTTCAAATCCGACTTGGCCGCACTCGACGCGCGCCTGAGAGCCCTTGCCGACAACGACGGCGGTATAGCAGGTTGGTTTGGCTCCGCGTCGGAACAGATCGGCCAGTTGTTCTCGACGACGACCAGCAGGAACGTCCTCGGCGGCGCGGCACTCGGCGTAGGCGCCGTTGCCACTGGCGCTGTGGCGGCCCCCACACTCGCGGTTGCTGGCGGCGTCGTCGTGGCCGGTGCGGGCCTGGGCTACCTTGCGGAAACCACCACGGTTGCCATGGGGCAGTCCTACGCGGACTTGCGCGAAGCTGGCGTCAGCGACACCTACGCGCGTTCGCTCGCGGTCGTCGCGGGCGGCCTGATCGGCGCCGTGGAAGTCGCAGCCGATCGTGTGGGCCTCGGGCAGTTCACCTCGGGCATCCGAGCTGCGTTCGTACAGGACATGGTCAAGCGCCTCGGCGTGACGCAAGTCGCCGGGAAAGCCCTAACGGAGTACGCGAAGAACGTCGGCGTGCAGACGGGAACCGAAGCCGTCCAGGAGATCATCCAGATCACGGCCGAAGAAGTCGGCAAATCGCTCGAAGGTTTGGAAGGCGCATCGGCCGACCAAATCCGCGACCGCATCTTCGAAGCGGGGTACAAAGCCTTCCAGGCGGCCACGGTGTTGAGCACTCCGGGCGCCGTCATGCGCTACCGCAAGGATCGCCAGGACATCGCGAACGCCGAAGATGGCCTCGCCACGCTCCAAGAGATCAGCGCCAAGGTGCAAGAGGCGCCGATCACCGCCAATGACCCGCAGGCCGCCATTGAAGCGCTGACGGGTTCTTTGCCCGAGGTCTCGATCCCGGCCGACAAGCTCGCGGAAGCTCTCGACAAGCTGGCGCCCGACGTCGGCGACGCGCTGCTGGAGCGTATCGGCGTCACGCGCGAAGCCCTGGCGGCCGAGGTCGCTGCCGGCAACGAAGACATCGTCGTGTCGCCTGCGGCGCACGCGGCAGTGCATGTGCAGCCCGAGGCGTTCGCAGCTCTGGCCGACCACATCCGTCTGGATCGCGAAGGTCTCACGGCGGCGGAAGCCAAGGAGTACGCGGGCACCGATCTGTCGGAGCAGGCGAAGGCTGCGGCCGAAGAGGAGCAGGCTGCCGAAGCCGGCGTCCAAGACATCGCGTCTTTGCCTCCAGTGCGCGAGGGTTTTGTGCGTTTCTACCATGGCGCGGGCAGCGGCAAGTACGACGGCGGGTCACGTTTCGTGTCGCCCGACTTTGCTTACGCCCGTGACTACCGAGGCGAAGGCAGCAAGGTGTTCTATGTCGACGTGCCGGCCAACGATCCGCAGCTCCGCAAAGCCTACGACGACACCGGCACCAATATGCCTGCGCCGTACATCAGCTTCGAGCTTCGCGACGAGCTTGCCCAGGGTCTCAAGTTGGTCCCCGAGAAGAAGCCCGCCAAAGTTGCGCCGACCGAGATCACCGACGACGCCATCTCGATCCTGCGCGAGGCGGGGTTCAGCGATCTTGAAATCCGCAAGATGCCGAAGAAGGTCATCCTCGATCTGACGAGCGGCGAGGCGCTGCCCAAGGGCTTGCGCGCTGACGCCGACGGCAATTTGATCGTGGCCGCCGAGCAGACGATCGGCATCGACCAGATGATCGGGCTCCAGGAGATGTTCAAGTCGGCCCGCGACACTGGGCTGACGCAGCCGCAATACGAGGCGTACCTTGCGAAGGTCGCTCGCGCGCGTGAGGTCGCCCGCAATCGCCTCGAAGACCTGCGCCTGCGCCAGGAGCGCGAGCGCCTGTCCAGCGAGTACAAGGTGCTTTACGAGCAAGAGCGCGAGGTCGCCCAGCAGACGGTCGACAACGAGCCCGTTTACGCGTTGCTGACGTCCATCGGTGCCGAACGCATCGACCGGCAGAAGGCGATCGACGTTCTCCAGTTTGCCGGCGAGGGCATGTTTACAGGCTACGAGGCGTCCGACCCGAAGACGATCCGCGCCGACGTCGAAGCGACGCTGCTGCCCATGTTCCCCAAAACGATCGACGGCCGTCCCCTGTTCACGCCGAAGGGCAAGGAGACGGGGCTCGACCCACATATCCTGGCCGCGCGCTTCGGTTTCGACGACGCTCTCTCGATGTTCCAGGCGTTGCAGTCGGCCGAGGATCGCACGCAGCGCATCCAGACGCTCGCCGACCGCCGCATGGCCGAGGCCTACCCCGATCTGCTGTCGTCCAAGCGCGACGTCGATCTGGCGCTCGAAGCGATCCACACCGATCAGCAGGGCAAGCTGATGATGGACGATTTGAACCGGATGCTGATCGCGCGCAAGCAGGGCAAACTGAAGCACGCCTTCGTCAAGAAGGCTGCCCAGGACGCGCTCGAAACAAAGCGCGTTTCGGAGATCAAACCGGCCACGTTCTTTGGCGCGTTCAAGCGCAAGGCTGCCGAGGTTGGTCGCGCGGTGCGGAAGGGCGACCGTGCCCTCGCAGTCAAAAAGGCGTTCGAGAAAGTCGTCGCGTTCGAGATGGCTCGCGCGTCCTACAAGGTGCGCAACGAAGTAGCACAGGACCAAAAGTTTCTTCGCAAGTTCCTGGCGTCGGACAAGGGCCGCGCCATGGCCGACAATAGCGAAGCGGCCGATTACTTCGACGCGGCCAAGTGGCTGATGCGCGAGTACGGCTTCACCGAGGACGTGGGCCAGATCAAGGAAGATCGCGCGGCCGAAATCGTCGAGCAGAATTTCCCCGAGATCGTGGCGCGTTTGCAGCAGCCTCGCGGTTCAAAGGCGGGCTTCCCCGTCGAGACGACCGACATGCGCCTGGACGACTGGCGTGAAGCTGCCGTCGTCATTCGCCAGCTCGTGGGCTTCGGTCGCGACGCTGCATCGTTCTCGGAAGCCGACGGCGTTCGCCAGCTTTCCCAGGTCAAAGCCGAACTCGAAGCCGTGGCCCGCAGCGCTCAGGACGTCGCCCGCACCGATGAGACCCGCAACGACGCCAACGCCCCCGCGCTGAAGAAAGCTGGAGCCCTGGCCGCCAACGTCATCGTCCCGAGCAACTCGCTTGTCGAGTTTACGATGCGCCTGCTGGACAACGGCAAGGCGGCCGGCAAATGGTTCAATGCGACCGTGCGCAACGTGATGTCGGCCGAGTTCGCCGCCAACCGTATCCGCGAGAAGTTCGTGCAGCCGCATATCGAAAAACTTCGCGACGTGCTGCCCCAGCGCCCCGGCCCCCTCGGGCTCAAGTTCGACGACACCCGCAGCACCACGCCGGGTGGCGTGGGCGTGCCTCTGTCAGTCGAGCAGCGCATCATGCTCTCGCTCAACGCGGCGAGCCCCGACGGCATGAAGCGCCTTACCGAAGGCATGAAGCTCGGGCGCAGCTACAAGGACGGCTCGTGGACGGAAGCCAACATCATGGCCGAAGTCAACCAGCTTACGCCGAAGCAAGCCGAGTGGGTGCAGGGGATGCTCGACATCTTCAACGTCCATATGTGGCCTCTCGTCGAGGCGCAGTACCGCCGCGAGACCGGCAAATCGCCGAACAAGGTGCAGGGCCAGCAGATCACGCTGAACAACGGCGCCGTCATTCAGGGTGGGTATTTCCCGCTCCTCTACGACCGATCGCAGATCAGCTACAACGACGAGGCTTTCCAGCCGCAGGACCCGCTGTCCTCGGGCGTCGGTGGCGGCTCGCGCGCCCAATACGACGCGGTGTTCTCCGGCATGACCAAGGCGCGCACCAGCTTTGTTGCCCCCCTGGCTCTCGACCTGTCGCGCGCGACCCTCGTGCTCGACGCACACATTCACTACATCACCCACCGGCAGGCGATCCGCGATATGTCGAAGCTGTTCCGCAACCCGGAACTGGCCGGCCTCATTTCCGACAAAGCTGGCCCCGACCGCATGGAGGGGCTCAAGGCGTGGATGCGCGATCTGGCAGCCAACGGCGACGCTGGGCGAGCGCTTCAAATCCAGGACGGCGTCAACCCTATCGTCGAGTTCGCTCGCCAGGGCGTCCTCATCTCGGCCATGACCTACTCGGTGGCGACGTTCCTGGCGCAGCCGCTCGGCATCACGTCGTCGGTCAACCAGCTCTCCCGCACCGACACCGGCAAACGCCAAGTCGCCAAGGGCAGCCTCTACTACGGACGCGGCTTGATGGATCTTCTCGCCACGGGGCGCAAGGGCATGAAGTGGGCCAACGACGTTTCCCTCGTGCTGCGCGATCGCCTGTCCTCGGTGGACGCGGCTATCGGTGAGTTGCAGCGCGAACTGGAGAACAAGGCAAGCCCGCGCGCCAAACTCGCGGTCGCCGGCTTCCGAGCCCTGGCCTACTTCCAGCTCTACACTGTCGACTACCCGACGTGGTTCGGGGCCTATCGCAAGGCCCAGGAGGAAGGCCGCACGCCGCAGGACGCCGCAGTGTATGCCGACAGCATCCTCCGCACGTCGCAGGGCTCTGGCGCCCTGTCGGCACAGTCGAGCTTCCAGCGTGCCCGCGACCCGTGGTCGCGCGCGGTGAACGGGGTTATGACCTACCCGACCGTGTACTTCAACGCGATGGGCGAAGCCGTGGCCGACCTCAAGCGGCAGAAGGGCATCAAGGGCAAGCTGTGGACGATGGGGTCTACGCTTGTGCTGATGACGCTGATCCCGTCCATCCTCGATACGCTTCGTGGCAACGCTGTGCCCGAAGACGAAGAAGACGCCGACGCGCTGTTCTGGCTGCGTCGCGTCTTCGGGACCCAGCTTCAGGCGTTTGGCGTGTTCGGCCAGATCGCAGGCGGCCTCGTGCAGGGCTACAAGCCGTCGGGCACCCTCGTCGCCTCCTATGCGGCCGAGAGCCAGAAGCTTGTTGGAGCCCTAGCCAAGATTTGGGAAGAGGAAGAATTGACGGCGGAGACTGCGCGCAAGCTTGTCAAGCCCGCGTTCGTCCTCGGGCGTATCCCTGGCGGGTCGCAGGCTGATCGCTTCCTCGAAGCGCTTGAGAAGGACAGCGAAAACCCGCTTGACTACATCCTCGGGCCGCCCCCGAAATAACCATTGCGGCTGGGCCATCCCCTAGGTATTATGTGATACCAGATCAAAAAGGAGAAGGCGTTTGACGATTGTCAGCGAAGTCGGAAAGGTTATTCGCAACGGAAACGGCGTAGCGACGTCGTTCTCGTTTGCGCCTATGACGATCTTCAAACCGGCTGTCGACGGCGACGGGACGCATGACCTCGAAGTTACGTTCGTTTCCACAACGGGCGTCGAAATCACACTGGCCGAAGGTACTGGCACCTCGAACTATAGCGTGTCTGTCGCGACGTATCCCGGCGAAGGCAGCATCACTTACCCGGCCAGCGGTGTCGGCAAACTGGCCACGGGTGAAAAGCTCGTCATCAAGCGCAAGTTGGACTTGCTCCAGCCTATCGACCTCGAAAATCAGGGCGGCTATTTCCCGGATACCCTGGAGCAGGGGCTCGACCGCCCGACGATGATCCTGATCCAGCAGCAGGAAGAGATCGACCGATCGCTCAAGGTGCCGATTGGCAGCACGCAAACTTCTGATGAGTTGCTTCAAAGCGTGTATGACGCAAGCGCTTCTGCAACTGCTTCCGCTGCCGCCGCTGCTGCCTCCGAAACTGCGGCGGAAACGGCGGAAACGAACGCAGGGGCTTCCGCTGCCGCCGCTGCGGCCAGTGCTGCGGCCATCGCGCTGCCACTCCCCATTGCTAGCGGAGGCACAGGCGCTACGGATGCTGCGGCGGCCCGCGCAAACTTGGGGCTGGTCGAGGGGGCCATTCCCGTGACGGCCGGCGAAAACCTCTCCATCCGCAACCTTGTCTACCAAGACGTGTTCAACCAGCGCGGCGGCGGCGCTGACCGCTGGTATCAGGTCGATACGGACGCGGTGTCGCCGGTCAGGATTTCGCCACGCATCGGCATCGCTTTGGCTGCGATTTCGAGCGGCGCGATCGGGTCGGTGCAAGTGCGGCCTGGGCGCGTGTCGGGCTTTACCAGCCTGACGGCAGGCCAAGCGGTGTTCGCCAGCGCGACCGCAGGTAGCGTCACGCAGACGGCTCCAGCAATCCCCTCCAGCGGCACACAGAACGCCACGCGCCTGATCGGCTATGCGGCGAGTGCGACCGAGATCGATTTCGATCCCGAGGACGACACGGTTTTCACTGCCCGCAATTCCGCCGTCGCCGTTGACGGCACGATCACGGTGCAGCATTGGGCCGATGCGGGCGCGCGCGACCGCGAGCAGGGCGCGTATATCGTGCAGGCGACGGCAACGTCCGTTGTCTCTGGCGGCACCGGCACAAACATCGGGAACATGACGAACGTAGGCGGCTTGGCTGCATCGTTCGATGGCACGACCAGCGCAAGCAACACGGGATCGAGTTACCTCGCGTCTACATCCGGTTATGTCGGAAAGACCTATTCGCCGGGCAAGCGCATAGCCCAAGTCGTCACGCATGGGACGAACAACCTGGGTTACACGAGCACGGGCACGCCGACCGTGACTTTGACGCTGCGGGGCAAGACAGGCTCGGCGCCCGCGAACGCCACGGACGGGACAACGCTCGGCTCGATCAGCTTCACCGATACGAGCGACGAAAGCGTCGGCCGCACGATCACGTCGAACGACACCACGACGACGTGGGACCATGTATGGGTGACGATCAGCGTCGGTGTCTCGAACGACCTCTATTTTGTCGAAATCATCTTTACCGAGGTTACTGGGGGCGCGCGCGACGAGCCCTTGACCATCGGCGGCAGTCTCGCGAACAGCGCCGCCACCGACCGCGTGAACGTCCGCTACGACGATGGCACGGGCGCCAATGCCGACACGCGCACGACCTTTATTAATCGCACGGGTGCCACGCGCGATCTGGCCGCAGAGGTGGTGCTGTGATTGCGCTCTACGCCCTCTGGTGCGGCTTATGCTGGGTGCTGCGCGGCGGCTACTACGGAAACATCCACCGCTACCTGTTCGGTCGCGAGCCCGGTACGACGGTAACGCGGCTCGTCTGCGCCTTCCTTATGGCAGCGCCGCTGGCCGTGCTGTTCGATCCGGCGCTTATTGTGCTTTGGCCGTCCATCTACGTTGCCATGACGCTGGGCTACTTCGGCGAAAGCATGGGCCTCGAACGTCCTTGGCGCGACCACGCCCTGCTCTCTCTGTGGGGCGCCACAGTGTCTTTTATCTCGACACTGCCGACGTTCTTTCTGTACCCGGCACCCGTCGTTGCCCACCTCGGCGCCTTGGCTGTCGTAGCCTACGCGGTCAATAAACCGTTCGGCCGGCGCTTCGGAACCGACTGGACCGAGCGTGCGGAATTTCTGACTGGCGTAGCCATGGGTGCTGCGCTATTCTTGGCGTCGAAGGGAGCGTAGCATGGTCACGGAAAGCAACACGGAGGCGGTCTTGAAGGTCGTAGATTACAGCGCTATCGGCCTCGCAGTAACGACCGTCGTCGGCTGGATGCCGGGCGTGGCCGCTGTGCTGTCCGTTGTGTGGCTTGCCTTCCGCATCCTGACGCAGCACGAAGAACTCCGTATCCGCCGCTTGGAGCGCAAAAAGCTGGAGGAAGAAGCGTAATGGACGGCTTGCTCGACATAATCGGGATCGGTGCATCGGCTGCCACAGGCGGCCTTTTTGGTGCTGTCGTGCGCCTGCTGCCCGACCTCGGCAAGGGGATCGTGGGCTTCTTCCAAGCTCGGGCTGACCGCGCCCATGAACTCGCCATGCGCAAGCTGGACATCGAAGCTGCGCGCGAGGGCCACGAGCAGCGTATCCGCGAGGCAGACACGGCCGGCAACTGGGAAGTCGCGGGCAAGACGCTCGATGCCTACCGCGAGGCCTTGGGCGCCCAGGGGCAGATCACGGGCGTTCGCTTCATCGACGCGCTCAATCAGTCCGTCCGCCCCGTCGTCACCTACTATTTCCTGGCCCTTTACGGCCTCACCAAGTTCGTCGGCTTCGGCTACGCTTGGCTGGTTGAGAAGGCCACGATCAAGGCCGCGTGGCCGATCCTGTGGAGCCCGGCCGACAGCACGATGCTGTTTGCGATCCTTGGCTTCTGGTTCGTCGACCGCCAACTCGGCAAGTCCCAAGCGACGCGATTGCAGCCGTGGACCTCGTCCCGCTCGTAAAGCACTTCGAGGGCCTTCACCGGGTCGTCCGCCGCTCGCCGGCAATCTCGGTTGCGCCCTACATTTGCCCGGCCGGCTACTGGACGATCGGCTACGGCCACGTCTGTCGGCAGAACCACCCCGAAATAGGGGAGCCAGAGGCCGAGCGGCTGCTCTACAGCGACCTCCAGACGGCACGGGGGCAAACCCTGGCCCTTACGCGGTGGCCTCTCCAGGACCCGCAAATAGACGCCCTGACCAGCTTCGTATTCAACTTAGGCATCTCGCGCTATCGGGGCTCTACGCTGCGCGCCGTCATCAATCGCGGCGAGCTTGACCGGGTGCCGGGCGAGTTGCGGCGCTGGGTCTTCGGAGGGGGGAAACGCCTCGCGGGCTTGGTCTTGCGCCGCGAGGCGGAAATCGAACTCTTTGGGATGACGTGATACCTACCGGTTGCAGTGGACGATGGGGTCGTTTGGTCCTCCGCCTCCGCCTTCGACGTATTCCTCTGTCGTCGACTTGGCCGGCCCTGTCATTATGATGGGGTTGATGCGATCGGCAGCCCGCCCGGCGATCTTTTCATGGACCCCGACCTTCGGCCGGTCGTCGACCAAGCATCCGAAGGCGTCGGCGTCGATCAGGATCGCCAAGCAAGCCATGGCGTGCCCGAGGTGGTGGTGGCCGCTCTCGGGGTCGATGTTCTGTCGCTCGAAGTACGCGCGGATATGGCGCTCGGCCGCCGCCACGTAGGTCGAAACCGAGACGTTGCGCTCGCGCCAGTTATAGGCGCCGTACTTCTCGGCCCCCAGCGTGAACGCGCCGGCCATGGCTTCGAGGGCCGTGGACGGGGACAGGTGAAGCTGGGCCTTCTTGAGCCCGAACTTGGTTTTGGGATTTGTGTCTTCCATTTCTTCCTCCTTAGAGTTTGACGCGCCAGTAGTCGCTATCCTGGAAAGCCCAGGGGGTCGGCGGCGCAAATTGCCGAAACCCGCAAGCGATAAGAGTGTTGGCCGAGGCCGGGTTCTTCCGCGTGTCGGTCCACATTTCCGGCCCGAGGGAGCGCGCCTTTGACATGGCTCGCTTGACCAACATTCGGCCGAAGCCATTGCCTGCGTACCTCGGGAGGACACC